AGAAGCCTGGTCGCTAAGCCCGGTGTTGGTGATGAAGTCCTTCTGGACATCCATCGGACCAGGGTCAAGCTGGCCCTGCTGGAGGGTAACGTCGCTGGGCTGCTCAGGGTTAGCGCTGCCGGACAGGCCGGTGTTCGTAACGTTGTGGAAGCCGAACACGGCGTCAGGAGCCTGGTCGCCCTCGAAAGTGGGGTCGACAGCGTTTCCGGCCGAGCCATTCTTGAGAACAGCGGGGTCCTGCCGGGAAGGCGGAGTTCCACGCCTCGGCTGTCCATTGCTGGCAGTTGCCATCAGGTATTCCTTTCAGAAACGTTGTCTCTTATTCCAGGATAGCAGGCTTACGGCTTATTACCGTACCTGGCTACTAGTTCGTTCTTGCTGAGAGAATTAGCGGCGTCTTCAGAAACTCCCTGGGCTACCGCCCACACAACCCAATCCGGCTTCGACGCGTAAGGCTTAGGCCTCGCGTAAACAGGCTCATCTTCGGACTTCTTACCTGTTGTAGCAGGCGGAGAGCTATCCCCCAATGACGCCCCTGAGCCAAGACCCGCCGCGCGGGCGGCTTCTGTCAGTGTCTGGTGCTCGGGTTCCGTCTCGGGGCCTTCGGAGTCTACTGCCCAGTGCAGGACATCCACCAGATTGTACCGGTCGTTCTCGTCGTCTCCTAGATCAAGCACATGACCGACTGGAGGGTAAGGCTTCTTCTTGTGAGGGTCCCTGCGGGTAAGCCGGACATCCTCTATCATTCGCACGAACACACTAATTCTCCTGCCGTTAGAAAATCCTAGGCTCCATTCTACAGGAGAACGGGGAAAGCCCCCGCCCTCCGAAGAGGACAGGGGCCTTCGAGGCCGATCGTCAGATCAACTGCTGCTGGTCTTCAGAGCCGCGAGAGCGTACTGGTCAGTCAGGCGACCGTCCGCACGAGTCAGCGCCCGGAAGGACACCAGGTCCTCGTTGAACGCGTAGTCGTCCGACCGCTCGAACCGCACGCCACCGATGAGACGGATCACGAACTGAGCGAAGTCACCGAACACGATGTTCGTGACACCGCTCAGTGCGGTAGCCGGCATGAACGGGTCCGCGACGAGAGGCTTGCCCAGCAGGAGGTCAGGCGAACCGAGGACAGTCGAGGGCTCCCAGATCGGGCGTCCTACGGTGTCGACGATAGTCCGGAGCTGACCGACCGTCTGGTCCTGCATCAGCCAGTAACACGACCTGGACTGACGGTAAGGAGCGGTGACCGAGTACTGGAGGTTCACCAGGTCCTTGTAGCCGGGAACACCCAAGGTGCCAGTTGCGGTACCAGTGGTGAACTGGGTGATCTTGCCTGAACCGGAGAGCAGGCTGCCGGAGACGCCGCCACCGTTGATCAGGGCGTTGCCGAGGTCGTTGCCCACCGCACGTCCCGCTGCCATGGCCAGGTAGCCAAGCAGGTCGATGCCGGTGTCGTCGAGCAGTTCACGGGAGACCTGACCGAACCAGCCGAACTTGACCGAGGCCAGAGTCTGGGTTGCGAACGACGGGTCACCAGAAGCGATCGCCGCACCTTCAGCGGTGATACCGCTGCCAGCCGGAGCCGGGTGCGCGGACACGACCGGGATGTTGATGGTCTCGCCGCCGGGGGTGTGCATGATCGTCGGGCCGGTCTGCATGATGCCGGAGACCTGGACCAGGAACGCGAGCAGGCGGTCGTAGAAGTCCACGGGCACTGTCGGGCCGGCCGTGGTGGTGATGTTACCCTGGACCGAACCGGCACCTAGGGAACGCTGCTCGTCGCGGATACTGCGGAGAGCCTGCTGAGCATCCCACGGGGTCACACCACCGAAACCGGCTACGCCGCCATCTTCCAGCAGCCCCAGCAGGCGAGAGTCGTACTTTCCCTTGGGCACTACGTTGATGACCCGGTCGCGCACGCTATCCGGGGCGTCCTGACCAGCGAGACCCTTCAGCATGCTGCGGAACTCTTCAGTAGCAGGGTCGCTGCCGCCGCGAGTTTCCGTCTTCTTGCCAGCGAGGGTGTTGTAAGCTTCGTCGGTCTCCCGTGCGCGCTTCTCGCCCTCGAGGATGTCCTTGATTCGAGTGTCGAGCACGTCAAGGTGACCGTTGATGGTCTCGACCTTGGCACGCTCTTCGGGGGTGGGCTCTTCGCCCTTGGAAAGAATTGCCTTGGCTTCGTCCCAAGCGCGATTGCGCTCTTCTACGAGGCCCTTCGCTACGTCGATGTTCGACACGCGATTTCCCTTTCAGGAAGTACCTGGGTGGCCGGCTGCACAAAGGCCCTCGGCTCATTCTGTGCTAACCCCGGCTGCTATAAGCCCTCGGTAGTGTCGCAATCCCTAGTGTAGAACATAACTCCAGTAAAGTACAAATTCACGCTAAGGCGTGAGATCCTTAGCGTGAATTTGCCGTAATGGATTACTCGGTTGTGCCGGGCGCGTAACGCTTGGAGTTCAGCTTCCAGAGCATTTCAGCGCGGAAGTTGTCAGCCGAACGCTCTTCGGTCTCCGTGGTCTCAGCCTCAGTGGTTCCCGATTCCCGGGTTTCCTCAGTCGTCTCGCTAGTGCGGACTTCCTCGGTCTCCATGGTCTCAGCCTCGCGAGTCTCCTCGGCAGCCGTCTCAGTGGTCTCTTCGGTGCTTTCCACCTCGCGGGCCTCTTCCTTCGGCTTGCTGGGCTGGTCAGTGCGGACGAACAGCTTCTTGCCGTCGCCTGCCACGAGCATCGAGCGGATCTCTTCCACGTCAGCGTGCTTGTGCGCCGCCAGGGAAACAATAGCGCCTTCGATGTTCCGGGCAATCGCTGAGGTGTTGTAGTAAGCCGGGTCAATAACCGGGGCTACGTCAACGACCTCGACGTTTGTCAGGGTACGAAGCGGGGTACCGTAGTCGGTCAGGCCCCAGGTGTCGCCTTCGCCCGGCTTGCAGCGGAATGCGAAGCTGGAGTACCGGACGTCGCCTCGCTTCACGTACTCGAGTACGTCAGACCGGCAGGACGGAGGGATAACATCATAGGGCAGGCCGGTGTCGTCCACATTCAGCTTCAGAGTGCCAGCGGCGGTCGTGCCGAGCAGGAAGTCGTCCTTGTGGTTGTACCGGCAGACGGCGTTCGGCCAGTTATTGCGCTGGCTCTCGTCGAAGGCGGTCGGAGCTACCCGCTCGTGGAAGTCTCCCATGTGCCGGGAGGTCTTGTTGAACTGGGAGGCGTAGCCTGTGATGTGGTGGGCGACGTCATCGCCTTCGCCGGTGCTTCGGAGTTCTACCTGACCGGCGCTATACCGGCGCTCGGGGAAGATGAACAGGTCAGGGACTTCAGCGGTCCGCTCTTCGATGTCACCATCGTACAGCTCCAGGGCGCGGGACTGGTCTTCGCTGGCATCGATGCCGAACTTCTTGGCCGCCGCGTGGACATTAGCAGATGCCTGACCACCGAACTTAGCTCCCTGAGCGATACGGGCAAGAGCGTTCCGGACGTGCTCGGGGTCGTGGATGGGGAAGTGCCGGTACTTATCGGGTACCTTTCCGTCGACCATCTCGTCCGCATGACCGGGTTCAATGTGCCCGAATGCAGAATCTGGGAGAGCCGCCCTCTCCTTGCTGCTCAGCTTAGCCATTACGGACTATTCCTTTCGCCATACGGGCACGACGCATTATACGCCTATCTCCAGGATAAGGCCTATCCGCGCCAAAACACGAATCTTGCATCAGTTGTCTCCTGAAAGGCTGTCAGAGATAGGGAAATACTCAACCTCATGGCCCCGGTGTACCGATACGTGCGTGAACTTCACGTGCTTTACCGGAGTATCATCGGGCCTGTTTTCAGCCGGATCGGAGTACTTCAGGGTGACGTGCGGGTGGAAGTCGTCCTTGAAACTCGACTTGTTAATCTCGTCCAGGGCATCGTGCAGTCGGTACGTGTTCTCGTCGGCGTCTACGGGAGCGTAGTCAGGCCTCTTGCCCTTAGAACCGTCCGACGGCTCAAAGCTCCGGGTGGGTCCGCCAATATCCGCCTCAGGCCGCCCTGGCAGGCTGGCTACCGCGTCACGGACCTTGTTCTTGGCATGCTCGAGATCATCGTCCGAGACATTATCACCCAGATAGGCGAGCGTGATGTGATGGTCGCCCACACCGCCGTCCGGGTGTGGCAGGGTGCCTGCTGGAACATCCAGGGACACCATCCCGGACCCGTGAGACAGACCCGGGGTGTTGTCGATGTGCTGGTCTTCAGCAGCCTTCGCATCGGTATCCGTGTTAGGCACAACAGGAACGGCAGGCTTAGCAGCCGGAGAGTTTCCAGGTTTAGCAGGCGGAGGGGTACCGGGCAGTCCGCGATCATCGGTGTGGACATGAACATGCACCTCAGGTACCTGCGGAGCGTCCTTCTTAGCCATCAGCTCAGCCATGGACTTCTCGACAAACGACCGCCAGCCCTGGTCTTCCTTCACTTCAGCCGAAGGAACATTCACGGTAACCGGAGCATTAGCCGGGACCTGCACCGGGTGAGACCGGTCTTCTTCGAGCCGGGCAAGCCGCTGTTCCACCTTTTCGAGGTACTGGGCGGCTGCCTGGCCTGATCCGCCATCCGGATTGCTGCGCTGGATGTTTACCAGGCTGGCAAGGAACGAGGCGGCGTCCTGGGTCAGAGGCGGCGGTGCGTCGGGGGTGCCGAGACCTATCTTCTCCAGGTTCTCCAGGCGGTCGGCTGCAAGATCCATTTCCAGCGCGATCGACGGAAGCAGGGTCTTCGGGATACCGCCCGCACGGGTTGCCATGGCGTTCATCAGGACCAGCGGCATAGCCTCGGCACCGATACCCTGCGGCAGCGGCTCCAGGCCTTCCAGCTCGCGGAGTTCGTCAATGGTCCGCAGGCCGATGTTCCGCTGGATCTGGTAGATGTTCGTGCGTGCTTCGAGGTCGGTCTTCAGCAGGGCGTCAGTGTTGAACTTCACCAGGCGGCGCTGCGGGAGGAGATCGAAGAAAGCGAGCTCGAGCTGGACAAGCCACGGACGCAAAGCCTCGATGAGCTGGAGTGAACTCTGCTCGGTGGTGTTATACGTCAGGCTGTCAGAGCGCGTGCCGCCGATGCGGTCAGGGGGCAGGTTCAGCAGCGCGGCGATCTGGGTCGCGTTGAGCTGCATAGCGGCGATGAACTGCGCTTCGGACGGGGGTACGGTGATTGGCTTGTAGTCCCAGTCCCGGCCATAGACGAGAGGCTCACGCCGCCGGAGAGCCCGGACCAGCTTAGCCTTCATCTGGTCAGACTGCTCCTTGGTGAGCTCGAGTTCCTGGTGCTGCATGACACCAGGCGGGAATCCTCCGCTGCGGTACCAGTCGACACCGTAGCGCTGTGCTTCCTGGCCGGCCTCGATCGTCAGGGAGAACGTCCGGATCAGGGAAACGCCTTCGAGCTTGCCAGGGATCGGGAACTTCTTGATGTGGAAGTACTCGCCACGGTTGACAAGCCGTCCGTAGAAATAGACCTTAGCCCGCTGGGTGTTGAACGGCTGTGCCTGGTCCTGGATGACGTTAACGTACTCAGGATTGACCCATTCAATACCCGTAGGGAACCCGTAAGCGTCACGGCCGGTGATCAGGCCCCAGGCATTACCCCAGAGAACCATGGACACGACGAGACCCTGAATCCAGTCGAAGATAGTGCCATCGAACGCGGGCTTGTCGAAGAAAGAAGGCCCGTACCACCTGCGGTGCTTACCGTTCCCCTGATCGAGGTAAATGTCGATGGGAAGGCTCGCGGCGCTCTCGGCAAGCAGCTTAGAACCGGCGTAAAGGGCCGGAAGGCCTAGCGAAGCCTCCGCTCCGTACATGTACTTAGACGGATGAGCGGGGCCGCCAACGCCGAACTGGAAGTACGGGCTATTCCACGGCTGCTAATTGCCATGGAACGCCTCCGATTACGCGTTCCTCTGTTCGAGAGTTCGCTATGCGATCAAGAAGCCCCATGGCCCGAATCACCCCCTGACGTGCTAGGGATGGCTGTACTACCGGAGAACGTCACGAAGTCTCAGCCTTTCAGTATGCAGCATACGCCTGTTATCAGGATACGCTAAAGTCCTCATCATCCGGGCTTCCGTTGCCCCAGTCCTGTGTCATCCAGGCGGGCTCGTGCGGTTCTTCGGGAAGCGCCTTCTTGGGAACAGCCTTAACGCCATCCCAGAAACCCTTACGGAATGCCAGCCACACCCAGGCGACAACCCAGAGAACCTGGCGGACAACCCATACCCCGCCGAGAAAAGTCTTACCTACGATCGCTCCGAATAGCCACGGTATCCCGATCAGTACCGTCGCCAGGGCTTTCAGCAGTGACTTCGGAGTCGGCACCGGGAGCTTCACTTGCTGGGCGTGTCCCTTGAGCGCACGAGCATCGTCGATTGTCATCATGCGACAATTCTACCGGCTTCCTGCGCAATACACGCCAGGCTATGAAAACTGACCCTACGGATATCAGCAGGAAGCCGAACTGACCGGTGTAGATATCGTAGATAGTCCAGGGGATCTGGAAGAATATCGTGAGCCACGCCGCCCAGCGCTTGTGCCCGTTAAGAGACAGCCATAGGGCGGTCATGTTCAGGCACCCCAGGATCAGAGACAGCAGCGCAAGACTTACCACATCCCACCTGCACCCTCGATAGTTTCCGCTTCTCCGTTTTCTATATCTTCCGGGTCAAGGCCGAGCATCCACAGCGGCGTACCCTCTTCTTCGTTATCTTCATCCCCGAACTGCACGTTAGCCAGCGGGTCTTCTGTACTGCGGCGGCGCTGGTTCAGGCCCCACAAGGCATTTGTCCCCGCCGAAATCGGGGTCGCGTTGCCGTTGCTGTCACGCCTGGACCAGGCTTTACCTCCATCACCGACGATCCGGACCGTGGAAGTAGCTACCGCCCGGCGCATGATCGCGCCTCGCTCCTTGCCGAAGTGGCCTAGCTTCTTGTCGTGAATGAGCTGCATGAAGTGCGCGAATGCCGCCGCCTCGTCGCCGGATCCTGCCTGAATGAGCTCGCGCTCCCATGACGCCTTCA